GCTAAAGCCGCTACTTTAGTCGCATTATTGTTAGACCCTGTAAATTCAACCACACGCATTTTGATTTATCTACGTTCACGGCCAAGTGCCTTGGCTTCTAACTCATCGTCGTCAACTTCAACATCGTCAACTTCAATGTCATCAACTGCTTCAACATCATCAGCAGGTTCAGGTAGTTCATCACCGCCAACTGCTAGGTCAGCTGCTTCTTCACCTGGCACTGGAACTTCTTGACCAGTAACTACACCAAGTGCAGCTTCCAGTTGTTGCTTTGTTGTTTGAAGATTGTCAACAAGGCCAGCCATTGCATCAGTTGCATCGCTGCTAAATTGTGTTGCTTGATCTCCGCCAACTTGGTTACGGATTTGATCAACTAGTGCTGGAACTGTTTTATACTGCATTTCAGTAACGTCTTCAATCATGTCCTGAACACTGTCAACTAAATCTTGTGCAGCCAAAACTACTTGTGCTTGCTGAACTTCACTTTCGTATACGGGATTCTTTTTCTTTTTCTTTTCTTCTTTTTTAAGAGTTGCTACAGCATTAACAATCTCTTGTTCGTCAGCGTTTAGTCCTTGGCCTTTGCTAGCTTTATCTAAGGCCATCTTTGTTTTTTGATCATTCATATCAACAGCAACAACACCTTGACTTGGTGGAGTCATTTCACTTAGTTTACTAGCCAATGCTTGTTCAAGCATCATTAACTTTAGGTATGATGGACTAGTTTCACTGTTGTGAATTTCATAACTGTTGCGTTGTTCGCCGATCATTTTACGAACACGGTCAAGCATAGAATTTGCTTGAGTATAAGTAACTTTATCAAAGTTAACTTTATTTCCAAAATGGCTTTCGAGCACCCTTTTATATTGGGCACTACTGGTTTTTGTTGCTAGTTCAGTAAGTTTCATTTTTATTGAATCCCTTTTGTTGCCAGTATTTAGCCCTATCTATAAGTTTATCTAATTCAAAACTGACACTTCTAAGTCTATCTGCATCTCTATCAAGTTTTACAATTGCAGTCTCGTTGGTTACGTTGTTTGCTCGTGAATTTACAAGTTTTCTCATAAATGAAACATGTGCTGAAATACGCTCTTTGTTACTGTCGAGGTTTGCAATTTGAGATGCAACTTCATATTCTTTGTATTTTTGTGCAACACACCAACTCATAGCTGATTTGGTGCTATAGAATTTACGCACAAAATGATCCTCATCGTATACAAAAAACCCGTCTGGGTGTTTTTCAATTTTAAATCGATTGAAGACTACCCATCCGTTGTCATTGCGCATTATTAGATTAGCCTGTATTAATGGCAATTCTTTTTTTGCAAAATTGTATACTTTTTGATCTAATCTTTTTTTCATTAATTTATCACGTATGTAGCAAGTAGATAACCAACAGCGCCTAACAGTACAACTATTGCGCCGCTAGCATATTTCATAACTTGATCATTTCTGCGTTGCACAATCATTTGCATTTTGTTATCCATTTCGTCCATGGCTTCAAGCACTGCTTCTAATTTCCTAGACAAATCTTCAAGACGATTGTCTAAGTTACGATATCTTTCGGCGCAGAGTTCAACGTGCGCTTCAAGACTTTTCTTTTCAATGTCGGTTGTGGGCTCAGCATTTTTCATATAAGTATTTACCTAAATAAGCTCAAACCATATACTTGTTTGATCCCCGCTAACTTCAAGTAATCCTGATAATTTTTCAACTTCGCCGAGCCCAACAATCATTGGAATTTGATGCATATCATCTTTTAATAAACCAACCTCGTCAGCACCCTTTTTGTAAATATTTTCAAACTCTACAGAATATGTAAATTCCCAACAGTTATTTTCTACATTAAATGTGGTGTTGGATAAGTCCAAAGGCTGTGACCTCAAACTGATAACCTGTAATAGTGTTTCATAATTACGTTGTTTGTTTCTTGACTGTTCCCAAGTTTCAAGATCAACAATTTCAGCACCGGTAGCATCAACTGTTGGCAATCCAGCCGCTCTATAGCGACCTACTGTTTTAGTTGCTGTACAATCATACTTTGTGCTTACTTTAATTTGTTGATTCATGTTATTTGTTTAAATGATAAACTAGCTTTGCTTTTGATAGTAAATCATCTAGTACTTTATTGTGTTTTGCAGCTCGACGTATTTTCCTCCACAACTCATCTTCTGAAGGTTCTGGTTTTCTTACAAGTGTTCTTTTACTTACATCTTCGCCCACAGCCCGTCGATATATTGTTTCTCCACCATCTGGTGATTCAAAAATGTAACTCATATTAACCTCGAATAATTTGACTGTTAAATGCCATCAATACCCTATCTGCTTTTCCTTTATAGGGCATTGCAGAATGATTAATCCAGCTTGGAAAAATAACCAATGTTCCAGCAACATTTGGAATATCAATACTACCTGATTTTGATATAAAGTCTGTGCCTGGATCAGTGTACATTGTACGGTTAGGGTTATAAAAACGGTTAATACCATTTTTATTTTCTACATTTGAATTACCAGGTTCAATATAGTATATGCCTGACCATGAACTCATAGGGTGCGAATGCACATCATGATACCCACTGTTTTTAGTAATGTGTACCCAGGATTCATGCACTTTAACTCCTAAACGGTCTCCGGGCTGCCAGTAGCCTTTGTTAGCGTCTGCGGCGCTTTGCCAAACACGATCTCGTATCCATTCGGCTAATTTACGCACACTGTCATTGTCATACTGTAAAAAATCAAAATCGCTTTCGTATAAATTTACTTTTATGCTTGGTGTAATATTGCTTATATTTTTTGCTTCTTGTAGTTCTTTAGCAACACGAATTAGTTCATCCTTGTGTTCGCTTGCACTTTCCCAGCTATAATAATAAAAAGGGGTTGACCAATGTTGAATTACTTCCATTATTCCTCCAGCTTTAACTTATGTGCTATTGTAACACGCAATTCTTTGCAATGTCGAGTGGGTTCAAGGCCTGCATGCCAGATTTCACTATCAAAAATTAGTCCCCCGTTTGGAGTAGGGTATTGCGTGTATATTGTATCATTGTCAGGATTATGAAACACTGTGTTTCCTCCCCAAGTTGGATTCCAAAAAGGTCCAACGTAATACAAAAATGTAAAGTAATTTCCATCACCACCAATTGTGTCTTGGTGTAAATTTCCGCTTAGGCCATATGTTTGGCCGTTTGCATAAACACGATCTAAACTAAAATTTCTATTTGTAACTTGCTTAATTTTTTCAAGCATAGTTTCAGTAAAAAAAGTGTCATGGGATAGATCCATGAACCAAAATTTCAACTCGTCAGCTTCGGCGTTGTTGCTAGAGCCTGAAAATTTCCAGTTACTTCCGTTGTGTGTTGTGTCGACTACATATTTCCATTGTTCAATGTCTAATAGATCAGGATAAAATTGAATTTGCATTTTTCTCGCTCATATACTATATTAGCATATTTACAACAAAAGAAAAGCCCCGGAAAATTCCAGGGCTCTAATTTTAAAATTTAAAATTTTAAATTATGATGTTGCTAGTTTGAAACCAGTGTCTGTGGACTGTGACCCAGAAACGTCAACAGTACGAGTTTGACTGTCGCTGTTTGTGATTGAAACAGTGCCAAGAGCTGTAACAGCATTACCTAATGCAGTAGCATCTGTGAATGCACCTGTAGGATAGATACCGTAGCTGATTTGACCAGTTGCATCGCCTTCAACTTGGTAGAAAGCAATAGTAGCAGTTTGCTGAATAGCAGTGTTGATTGTTTGTACAACACCTGGATCAGAAGTGTTACCCAGTTCGTTACGTAGGTCAATTGCTTGGTTAGAAGCATTTTCAACAACTAGAGCAAAGAAGTCTAGTTTTGGTCCTGCCATTTGTACTAGTGCAGAAGTAGAACCGATGTTGCCAGTTTGGGCACCGTTCTGAATGTCTAATGCAAATACTGGTTGCGAATCACCATTTTGTCTGTAAATTGAAGCCATTTTTGTTTTCTCCGTTAATATGTGGACTCATTGGTCCTACTTTTATTTAGCCAAAAAGACAAAAAATTAATTCTTAGCAGCGTTTGCAGCAGAAAATACTCCACGATTTACTAGTTTGATCAAGCCCGAAGGAGTGCCTACAACAAATCCTTCGCCTTCGGGTGTGCCTTGACTGCTTTGTTCTAGCCCTTTAACCTGGCGTTCTAGTTGTTGAGCTAAACTTAATTTGTAATTGTATATTGCTTTCCATATGTGTTCTAATCCTGCATATGCTGGACTTGGCACCATTTTATTAGCACTGTCAAGTGTGTATAATAATCCTGGCACGTTTCCAGTTTGTTTATTGTAGTTTCCTTGCTCGTCTGGGTTACCTACAACAAGACTGTTGTATTGTTTTGCACTAACATTACCTTTAAGCCACTCAGGCAAACTTAGCGGAGTTCTGCCAATTACACGTTGATTAAAGTATGTTTGTATTCTAGCTCTAGTGCTTTGTGGTATTGCATTCAATAGTTCGTCAACATATTTTCCGTACTGTTGTACTGCTTTAGCAGCTAGTGGAGCACTTTTAGGCTTTTGTAAACTAAACGACAAACCCAAATTTGGTTTAAAAATAGTAACGCCGCCTGGAACTGACTGCAACCCTTTTCCATCCCACGGTTTAGGATCTCCACCTAATTTATCAAATTTTTGGTGAATAACTATACCGCCTGTTGAATTATCCATTGTTTTACCAATTTGGCTGTTTTTAGGAATTGTATATGTAACTAGATTTGGTTGCATAACATAGTTGTTGTTGCTTTGTTGTGGGCTTCCTGCATACATCAAGTCTCCCCAATAAAACCCTGAACTTTGTGTTGCAGCATCTAGGCCAGGCCAAATTTCAGCTAACTTAGGATACAAGTCAGTTCTTAGGTTTCCGCTTGCTTTGTTAGCATCGTATTTTTTCCAATCTTCGGGACTTTTAGCAAGTACACCGTTATCAAACATATACTTGTCCATAACTGCTAACTTACCGTCACGTGGATCTCTGCCAAAAATCAGTGCAGGTTTTCCATCCCATTTAATAGTAGTAGCATTAGGATTTTGTACACTATAGTCTAAACCCTGTAATGCTTGCAATGCAGCAGCTGACCCTTGAAAAATAAAATCTTCTGGATGAGGCGTCCTTGGATCACGTTTTTTTGCAGCAACTTCTTCGGGCAGATATTCAGTGTACACTTCTGTTGTATCTTCAATTATCGGTTGCATGCCTTGATTAACAATGCGGTCACGCAAACGGGCTAGAAATCCTGATTCACTTTCATTAACATTTTTTGGTTCTTCAACTCCAGCACGTTCTAAATAGCCCCGAAAATCTTCTAGCTTTTTTGCTTTGTCTGGATCTTTTTCCAGTACTGAATAAATTGTTTCAACGTTTTTTAAACTTTTACGATCATGCCCTGGACCAAGCAGTGCTTCAGCAGCCCAATCAGGATCAATACTTACTAGATCATTCGTAGTACGACTAAACACACCGTTGAGCCCAACTTTAAGTCCCAAACTTTTAGCAATACTGCTCATCAATACGTTGCGAAACATTCCTTTGTA